AGGCTCCTGAGGATGGTATTAAACTAGTCGCTGAATTAATGGCTAGACCGAAAGCGGGAGGAATAACGGCAGTCTTTGAAGCACTAGCGCCGAAAGTTACGGATCAAGAAGAGAGCAGCGAGTCAGAAGCAGAAGCAGAAAACGGAGAGCCTACTGAAGCAGAGAAGAGTGACCTCGCTAAACTGTTCGCTGGATTCGTTAACAATGCCCACAATAACGGCTATACGAACGATGAGATCATGCAATACCTAGGCACTGTCAAGCTATAAGCAGCGACACTGGGGCAGCGATGCCCCTTTTTTTGCGCTTGACAATAAAAGCGTTATGTGCAATAATGCTTTTATGGTTGAGTACATAGCACGTGTGGTGTGGTGTGCAACCAGTTAACCACAGTTAACCAAGGAGAAAAAATGATAGTGTTCAATTATCCAAGTAAAAAAGTGTTAAAAGAAAACGTAGGTCAGCCGTTGCGCTACACTGAAACAAGCTTGTTTGGTGCGGAGTACATTCGCGATGGTGATCTTACTGGTGCTAATCGTCCTCATATTACAGGTATGGGTCGAGAGTTTTTTGCTACTGTTACCATGCGTAACGGTCTTATTCATAACGTCAAGTGAGGTGTAACATGAAAAATCGTAAAGGTATTATCACAATTGGTTTCAATAATTTTTATGCAGATCTTTCTGTGGTGTTAGAGATAGAAGATCTACTCGCTAAATGTCATCCTGTTTCTCAAAGGTATTTAGACGGTCAAGGTCTCGTGCTGGTAGAGACAGAAGGCACAAGGCTTGATACCGAGCTAACCAAGGCTCGCTTAATAACCGAGAAAGAATACAGTAGCTTGCGTGACTTAGAGGAGTCGTAATATGTGTGTATTTGTTATTGTGTTGTTGATGACGGGTGTTATAGTGTGGGTAGCTGCTGACGTAGGAGATTTCTAATGAGTGAATTAGGTAAAGCTGGACCATATGCGGTGTACAAATCAGATAACTATCTGTACTTTGAGCACGAAGAGTTAGGAGAAGACGACTCGTGTTGTGTGTGGCTTGACGGTAAGAAAATAACCGACTACGATAGCTGCTTTGTTCTGCCCAATGAGGTAGGTGCGTGGCTTTCGCGGTGGGGTTACAGCGTGTATTATAATTTTGAGCATTCCTATTGGGATCTGGAGGATTGACATGGTTTCTGTTTCTAAGATGTCGGGTAAACTGCAAGGTATACCCGCTATAAATACCAATACTGCGACCAATCCTTTTTGTATTGAACGGTACAGCAAGGGTGATCCAGATGATATTTGTACTTTTTGTTATAGTCACAAGATGCTGAACACGTATCGCAAGAATTGTCAACCGTCTTTTCAGCGTAATAGTGACATACTTGCCAGCGATACAGGTATTGACATTCCTAAAATCAACGCCAGTATCGTGCGGTTCAACGGTCATGGGGAGTTACTCAATGACACACACTTCCGTAATTTGTGTGCGATAGCGTCCCATTACCCTAGGACTAACTTCGCGCTGTGGACTAAGCGTGTTGACATCGTGCGTCCTAATCTGTATTGTGTGCCGAAGAATATGATTCTGGTGTACAGCAATCCAAAGATTGACCGTGTGTTGACTAAACCGCCGCGTGGTTTTCATCGTGTGTTCAGCAATGTCACCGATAAGTTCACAGGTGATGCTAACTGCACTGGTCAGAAGTGTATTGATTGTCAGTTGTGTTACCATTTTGATACAACCCAAGTAATAGTGGAGCATGTGAAATGAATGACCAAGCTAAATCAATCAAGAAGATCAAAGACTTATTGTCCGAGCACATAGATACGTATGGTGGTACACGGACTTCCGTAGATGCAATGGGTTACCTTGAGGATGCTTTTTCTGAGTGTAACACGATTGTTTCCAGAGTGTTAGTAACAAAAACTTTTTATGTTGATGTCTTACACAAAGAAAACGAGATGGAGTCTAATGTGATGGATAAAGCGGTTGAGTACACACGCGGTGCGGTACATGATGACATTACTTCAGAAAGCAGTATAATAACCTGTTTTGATGATACTGATTATGATGTGGAGGTTGTATGAGTGTATGGTTAGTTATGTATAAGGGACAGACAGAGAGTCCCTACGAATGGTCACGTCTTTCTTGGTATAGTGCACAGGAGCTACACTACGAGCTTAGCCAAGAGTTCCCTGATCGTATCTGGTGGATTGAAGAGAAGGATGTATCGTGAGTGGTATGACACACAAAGAAATAGCAGAGCAGCTTGGTATATCCCGTAGTCGTGTGGCTCAGATAGAGAAGGAAGCCTTGCGTAAGATTGCCAAGTCAGGTAAGATGGACAAGTTCATGTGTTTACTGGAGTTCAGGGAGGACTATTATGGCGAGGAACACAAGCCGCTACGTGCGCGACACAAAGCTTAAGTGTGACAAGAGAAAGTTCAATGCACCACCAAAGGATGTAAAAGATGAGAAGCACCTGACAGCACTCAAGGGTGAGCCGCTCAGGCCACCTACCAAAACCAAGGGGAGAACACCATGGAAATTCACTGCTACACAATAACCGAATTAGCGGCCGTATGTGCCGAGCTAGTACGTCAAGGAGTCACGTTTAACGCGGATAGTCACGCGTTGGTTATACACTGCACTGGGGGGTTTTAACAATGACTACAGACCTAGGGTCTACGCCTATGAATGATCGATGGGAATTATGGGTACGCGAGCGCGACACGTTGCGCCTACATTTTAAAGCGACAGTAGCTCGGCACTGCGCTTTTTAATATCAGATGAAAGACATCAAAAATATTACAATAAAAGTAGTGTGGATACCTAAAGTACGAAAAATGTAATGAGCCTGTAAATCATAAGGTCGATGGAAGAGGCTAACGAATGGGAATCCGAGGGTTACAAGGTTAGCGTATACGCTGGTAACACATTCGCTCAATTTATGGAAAAATCACACTAGAATCTTTTTCTTTCTTGTGCTATAATTACTATATAGTTAATACATAGCTTACTATGTACTATGTATTAATAAAAGAAATACATACAATACATAGATACTAAGTAAGGAGAAAACATGGACAAGAGACAAATGATCTTAGAACTAGCTGAGTATGATTCTCTTCATATTTCTTTGAGTGAAGCACTTGATGTTGCATTGAAGTGGTACATAGTTCACTATGCTGAGATGGATGAGGAGACATTAGAGTCCGTGTACTCCTCGTGCTTCGGTAAAAAATCAATTGATCGGAAGGAGGTGCACTGATGCCCTTTGTTAAACTACACCAAAAGTGTGATGATTGTGGTTCTAGTGATGCGTTGTCCTACAATGATAATGGGTCTTCTTATTGCTTTGCTTGTGCTAAGTTCACCCCGTCAGAGGCTCCGTATGAGCCTGTGGTGGATTTAAAAGAGAAAGTAGTACCAACGGTAGGGTTCGACCGATCGTTGTTCTCAGAGCCATACAGGGGCTTTCCCGACAGAGGGCTAACAGCGGTTACGCTTGCTAAGTTCAACGTGGTACAAAAGGCAGACAATGTACACTTCGGTTACCATGACGAGGACGGTGATCTAGTAGCTGTTAAAACTAGGTATCCTGACAAGACATTCAAGATCTCAGGTGACTGGAAGAAGGCGGCTATGTATGGTCAGCATTTGTTCCCCCGAGGCGGTCAGTACATAACCGTAGTCGAAGGGGAGTTCGATGCGTTGTGTGCGGACCAGATGTTCGGAGGCAAGTACCCTGTTGTGTCTATTCGTAATGGTGCTCATGGTGCAGCGGCTGATTGTCGCAAGGCGTATGACTTTCTCGACAACTTCGACAACATCATATTCTGTTTCGATAACGACGACCACGGCAGGGCAGCGGCGGTGGAGTGTGCCGATATATTCGGAGGCAAGGCACGTATCTACCAACACGGTAAACACAAGGATGCCTGTGACTACCTAGTCAACGGTGACAAAGACGACTTCGTGAAGAGGTGGTGGGCAGCAAAGACGTACACTCCTGATGGTATGACCATGATAGGCGAGCTACGTGAGGAACTTAAAACCCCGCTGGAAGAGGCAGAGGTACGTTATCCCTACAAAGGTCTCGACGATATGACGTATGGTATTCGACCGGCAGAGTTAGTCACAATCTGTGCTGGATCTGGACTCGGTAAGTCTACGTTCATGCGGGAGCTAGTGTTCTCTATCCTTGGACAAACAACAGAGAGGATAGGTCTAGCTTTCCTAGAAGAGACACCGAGCCGTACTGCCAGAGGACTAATAGGACTACAACTCAACAAGCCAATACATATACCTAACTGCGATTACTCCCCTGAAGAGGTTGATCGTGTGTTCGATATGTTGAATCTTGATGATCGTGTTGTGCTGTGGGAGGCATGGGGTTCCAACCAAATAGAAAACGTGCTGGCTAGATTCAGGTATCAAGCTAAGGTTCTGGGTGTTCGTTATATTATTCTTGATCACATATCCATTCTTGTTTCTGATCAGAGCAACGGTGATGAACGCAAGGCATTGGACGAGATAATGACCAAGCTAGGTATGTTCTGTCAGGAGATGCAGATAAGTATGTTTGTTGTGTCTCACCTTAAACGCCCTGAAGGTAAGGGACATGAAGATGGTGCTTATACTAGCTTAGGACAGCTACGTGGATCAGCAGCAATAGCACAGCTATCTGATATGGTGCTAGGACTAGAGCGTAATGCTCAGGCTGAAGATGAAATGGTGCGAAATACTACCAATGTCAGGGTATTAAAGAACCGTTACAGCGGACAGACTGGACCTGCCACATCTTTAATGTATAATAAAGACACAGGAAGATTAGTGGAGATCATAACGTGAGATGCGCGGCTTGTAACAAAGTACTCAATAACTACGAGCTAACTAAAAAGTATAGTGGGTCACAAGAGTTCGTAGATCTTTGTAATGAATGCAGTAAGTATGTAGTAGAAGACGATGTTGCTATCGAAGGTAACATTAACTTTGCTAGTCTGTCTGATCTTGAGGAGGAGAATTATGTCGAAGATAGGACAATGGATTATTACACAGGAACAGAATATGGAGACGATGAATGACGGACTCGAAAGAGAACGAAGGGATCTTGCCTATTACGAATACAGTGTTCTTGGATATAGAGACGGATGGTTTGAATCCCACTATGATTCATTGCGTTGTTACCAAGCGACCAAACGAGGTGAGCTTAGTACATACATCTAGGGATCAATTACTTCGCGAGCTACGCAAGGGAGGTAAAGTAGTAGGACATAATGTTATAGGCTATGACCTACCTGTGCTTCAAAGATTGTGGAACATACAAATACCACAAGAAAGGGTGATCGATACTCTTGTTCTTTCTACGTTGTTTCATTTTGACATAGACAAAGGACACAGCCTTGCTATGTGGGGACAGAGGCTAGGCTTCCCTAAAGGTGACCATACTGACTGGAGTGAACTGTCCGAGGAGATGATCGAGTACTGTAAGCGTGACGTTGACGTGACAGAAAGACTGTATACTGCGCTGTGTACTCAGTTAATGTTGCGTGGATTCTCTGAGCATTGTATACAGCTAGAACACTCAGTAGCTTTTATATGTAAAGAACAAGAAGTCAATGGGTTTTGTTTTGATAAACAACAAGCAGAGAAGCTAAGCAAAGAACTAAACGATAGGATGCAGAGGATCGAGAGAGATCTACAAGAAGTGTTCCCACCTATAACGGAGGATAGAGGTCATGGTAAGCACGGCAAGAAACTCAAAGACAAAGTTACGGTATTCAATGTCGGTTCAAGACAACAAATTGCAGATAGGCTTGCTAGTAAGGGCGCTAGATGGGAGGAACTCACTCCGTCGGGAAAACCAAAGGTTGATGAATCAACGCTTAAAAAGCAGGATCACATTCCAGAAGCAAAGATTATCCTGCGTTATCTCCTCTGCCAGAAGAGAGCCAGCCAAGTTGACTCGTGGCTTAAAGCAGTTACCGAAGATGGACTTATCCACGGACGAGTCAGGCACATTGGTGCAGTCACTGGGAGGATGTCACATTCAAATCCCAATCTGGCTCAAGTCCCTGCTGTAGGCGCTGAGTACGGTAAAGAGTGTAGGTCTTTGTTCAAAGCATCAGAAGGCAAAGTACTAGTAGGTGCTGATGCCAGTGGTCTAGAGCTTCGTATGTTGGCGCACTACATGGACAGTGAAGACTACACAAAAGAACTTCTTGATGGAGACATACACACGCTTAACCAAGAACTGGCTGGTCTACAAACAAGAGCGCAAGCAAAGACATTTATCTATGCTTTTCTTTATGGCGCTGGTGCTGAAAAGATAGGAAGAATACTGGACCCTGATTCTGAAAGTAAGTCCGCAATGTCGCAAGGTAATAAGATAAGAAACAAATTCTTAAAAAGAGTACCTTCTTTGAAGAATCTAAAAGACAAGGTAACTAAGGAGGCTGAGACTGGTTACATAAAAGGCTTAGACGGAAGAGTACTGAGGGTACGCTCAGCACATTCCGCTTTGAACAGTCTGCTACAGGGGGCAGGTGCTGTTGTAATGAAAGAAGCAATCGTTATACTTTACGATCTACTTTCCAATGTTGACTTTAAACTGGTGGCTCAGGTGCATGATGAATGGCAGATAGAGTGTAATCCAGAGGAGGCAGAATTCGTTGGACGTAGCTGTGTAAATGCTATGGTGTTTGCTGGTCAATCCCTGAAACTTAACTGTCCTTTGGACGGTGAATTCAAGATTGGTAATAGTTGGGCAGACACCCACTAGAACAATCTAAAATCCGTGGTATAATAGTAGTGGTAAAACAAACTAGGAGAAGTAACTATGAGTAACGAAGCTAACGTAATGGTCGCCTGTGAGTTGTATTATCCTTTTTTTACCCATAAGAATCAGATGGCTGAAAAGTACACAGTAGACTTAGCTTGTTTATCAGAGGCAGCAGTGACTGCATTAGAAGACATGGGACTCAACGTCAACAACAAAGGCGATGACCGTGGCTACTACATTACGTGTAAGTCTAAAAACAAATACAAGGCATTCGAGATTGATGGTCGTGAGATCGGTCTTAAGGGACGCACTGCAACCAGCGACACAGATGACACTGAGTCAGGTGTTGTTGTAGGCAACGGCTCTAAGGCTAAGTGCCTTGTATCGTACTATGACTGGGAATACAACAATAAGAAAGGTCGGTCGGCTACACTACGCCGTATTATAATCGAAGACCTAGTAGAGTACTCACCTAGCTATGAAGTAGAGAATGCTTTGTGATACTCATTGACGGTGATATGCTCGTTTATCGTATTGGTTTTGCTTGTGATGAAGAGAGTGAGAAGACAGCTACCCGTACTATGGGTAACTACATCTCAGAAATGCTTACTGATCTAGCAGACCACTACCTTAAACACAGAGTATTCCTCACCGGAAGTAGCAATTTCAGGGACGAAGTTGCTACTTCTCAGCCTTACAAAGGAGACCGCCCTTCACGTAAGCCTGTGCACAAGGATGCTCTACGGGATTGCTTGGTGAATGAATGGGGCGCGTCTGTGTCTGAGAATAAAGAGGCAGATGATGACATTGCAATAGCCGCTGCTACAGTAGATTACGACTGCATCATCTGTTCTTTAGACAAAGACTTCAAACAGATTCCGTGCCATCTTTATGATTACACTAAGAAGAAGTTAACCACAGTTAACCAAGAGGAAGCAGAACTATGGATATATAAGCAAGCCTTAATGGGTGATCGTGTTGATAACATACTAGGTGTAAAAGGAATAGGACCAAAGAAAGCAGACAAACTAATTGATCCCTGCACTTCTGAGTCTGAAGCCTTTGATGTATGTCTAAAAACATACGAAGAAAACGACTTAGATAGAGATAGGCTGGTAGAAAGCTTGACTCTACTGTATCTTTTACGTTCAGAGGACGATAAATACAATGTCCCAAATGAAACAGAGTGAGATACGAGACTACAGGCTACGTCAACTACGAAGGCAAAGATACATCTGCCCTTTGTGTAAAGAACGGTGTGAGCCTGAAGAGTCAGCACTTGACCACTGCCATAGCACAGGACATGTACGCAAGGTACTGCACAGATCGTGTAACGCAGCGGAAGGTAAGATACTTCACTGGGCTAAACAACGGAGCAGAGGCGATGACCCTGTTGCTTTTCTTACTAACTTATTGAAGTACTGGGCTAAGGACTATACTTCTAATCCTATTCACCCTACACACGGTAGACCTGTAAAGCGAAAGCGTAGGAGAAAACAATGACCGGAACTAGACATCTTGTAATCCCTGACACACAGATAAAACCTAACCAAACAGCAGAGCACATGACATGGGCAGCACGTTATGCCGCTGCAACAAAGCCCGATGTGATTATTCATCTAGGGGATCACTGGGATATGCAATCGTTGTCTAGCTATGATGTAGGAAAGAAATCATTCGAGGGTCGTCGTTATTCTGAGGATGTAGCAGCAGGTAACGAAGCTATGGCTATGTTTATGTCCGTAATAAAAGAAGAACAGAAACGGTTACGTGAAGGTAAGCGTAAACTGTGGAAGCCTCGTATGGTATTTACTATAGGTAACCACGAATACCGCATCAACAGAGCAGTAGAGAATGACGCTAAACTAGAAGGACTCATGAGTTATGAAGATCTTAACCTCAAGGGCTGGGAAGTTTATCCGTTTCTTCAGCCAGTTATTATTGACGGTGTTGCTTATTGCCATTACTTTACTAGCGGGGTCATGGGTAGGCCAGTCAGCAATGCAAAGCTTCTACTCCAAAAGAAACACATGTCAGCCGTCATGGGACACGTTCAAGACAGAGACATTGCCTTCGACCGAGACGCATCAGGAAAAAGAATGACAACTTTGTTTGCTGGTATATTTTACCAACATAACGAAGAGTACCTGAACCCACAAACGAATGGATCATGGTCTGGACTCTGGATGTTTAACGAAGTCCAAGACGGAGCGTTTGACGAGATGCCTATATCTATGTCGTATCTTCGGAGGAAGTATGCCTAGAACATTTGATGAAATGCTAGAACTTATCGGTAATAACATCGACGAGATTACGTTACTGGAAGTACTAGAAATAAACTCAGAGGATATTGTTATAGCTTTTGCTGATCGAATAAAGAATAATATGAAAAAGTTTAACGGCTTGGAGGAAGATATCGATGACTTCTAAATTTGGTAATTCAATAGATGACGCTACGCCAGAAGAATGGGACGCAGCAACTACTGCTTTTACGGTGCACCCATCTGATTTAGTTATTGAAGAGCCTGTAAAAGAAAAACAGTTCGATGTCGTCGCACGTCCGGACCACTACAACACTGGCTCAGTCGAGTGTATAGATGCTATCAAAGCGTCTATGTCACAAACAGAATTCAAAGGATACTTGAAAGGTAACCTAGAGAAATATATTTGGAGATATAATTACAAAGGTAAACCAGTCGAAGACTTACGTAAAGCACGTTGGTATTTAAATAAATTGATTAAGGAACTTTTATGAAAGTTGTCGAAGGTAATTTTGGGAAGTCAACATCAGAGAATAAAGCTTCTGAGTTATTTGAAACGTTAGCTGCTTACTGCTTAGAAGAAGAAGGGACAGGCGCAGAAATTCAGGCTGTGGTGGTAACATTTATAGAGGGTGAGGCACTCGCTGTAGCGTCCACTGTTAATTATCCTGACGGCGCATACATGCTTCTCTCGATGGGGAAAGACTCCATCATGGAAAGTATACTAGGAGGAGAAGAATAGATGGACGCATATCAACAATATATAGCAAAATCACGTTACGCACGATACCTACCAGAAGAGCAGCGGAGAGAGACATGGGAAGAGACGGTTAATAGATATGTGCAATTCTGGATTGACCGTGAAGCTTTGAAGGGTGAGGATGTATCTGTTGTCACTGAGGCCATCACGAATCTGGAGGTCATGCCTTCAATGAGAGCGTTAATGACAGCAGGTTCAGCACTCGACCGGGATAACGTTGCAGGGTTCAACTGCTCTTACCTACCTATTGACCACCCCAAAGCGTTTGACGAGCTTATGTTTGTGCTTATGTGCGGAACAGGGGTGGGCTTCAGCGTCGAACGACAGTACATTTCTAAATTACCAGAGATAGCGGAGCACTTCCATGAAACCGAGAGTGTTATACATGTCGCAGACAGTAAAATTGGATGGGCGAAAGCATACCGAGAGCTTATTGCCATGCTCTATTCGGGTCAAGTGCCAAAGTGGGATACAAGCGGAGTACGACCTGCTGGTGCCGCGCTCAGAACCTTTGGCGGCAGAGCGTCTGGCCCAGAACCTCTTGAAGATTTGTTCAAATTCACCGTTGAAGTCTTTCTCTCAGCTTATGGACGAAAGCTTAGTTCCATCGAATGTCACGATCTCTGCTGTAAGATTGCACAGGTCGTCGTTGTTGGAGGAGTCCGACGAAGCGCACTCATCAGTCTTAGTAACCTTACCGATGATCGAATCCGACGAGCTAAGACAGGACAGTGGTGGATAGACAACCCGCAGCGGGGTCTAGCAAATAACTCAGCCTGTTACACAGAGAAGCCTGACTTCCCTGCGTTTCTAAACGAGTGGAAGAGCCTGTACGAATCTTTCTCAGGTGAACGCGGAATGTTCAGCCGAGTCGCAAGTCAGAAGCAAGCTGCAAAGAACGGTCGTCGCGATGCAGATTGGGAATTCGGCACTAACCCGTGCAGCGAAATAATCTTACGTCCCTATCAGTTTTGTAATCTGTCTGAAGTTGTTGTTAGATCAGAAGATACGCTGAAGGATCTCAAAAGAAAGGTACGAGTTGCTGCGATCTTAGGTACGCTCCAAGCAACACTGACAGACTTCCGTTACCTTCGTAAGATCTGGAAGCAGAATACTGAAGAGGAAGCTTTATTAGGTGTGTCTCTCACAGGGATTATGGATCACCCAGTTTTATCAGGAGCTAAAGATGAGAAGCAGCTTAAGAAATGGCTTAGCGAAATGCGCGATGAGGCTATACAGACCAATCAGGAGTGGGCTAAAAAGCTTGGGATTAACCCTTCTACTGCTGTTACTGCTGTTAAGCCCTCTGGTACTGTCAGCCAGCTTGTTGATTCTGCTTCGGGAATACACCCTCGCTTCGCAAAGCAATACATCCGACGAGTAAGAGGTTCTGCTGATGACCCCCTTTGTGGTGTCTTAGAGGCCGCTGGTGTGCCCGTAGAGAACGATGTGATGTCACCCAATACCAAGGTATTCAGCTTCGTTCAAAAGGCTCCAGAGGGCGCTGTGTGCACGTCTGAGGTGGGTGCTATGGAGCAGCTACGCCTGTGGAAGATCTATCAAGATAACTGGTGTGAGCACAAGCCGAGCATCACCGTCTATTACAAGGACTCTGAGTTCATGGAAGTAGGGCAGTGGCTATATAATAATTTTGACGACGTATCTGGTATTAGCTTCCTGCCGTACTCTGAGCATACGTATCAACAGGCACCCTACGAGGAGATCGACAGTGCCACCTATGACAAACTAGTGAAGGACATACCCACGGTGATCGACTGGGACATCGTAGAACACGAAGATAAAACAGAAGGTTCTCAGACACTCGCCTGTGTAGGCAATTCGTGCGAAATATAACTAAGGAGTACGATAATGTCGACAAAATATAGATGGGCATGGGTAGCCGGGTTTACTTTTATAGAAATGTTGCTGGCACTGTTGATGGTAGCGGTGCTCATCTCGCTATCTGCGCCACCATATCAATCAATGATTATAAAACAAAAGCTTCGCGCTACTTCGTCAGACATCCGGGCAGCTTTGATGCTGACACGAAGTGAAGCAATACTTACTGCGAAGGCAGCTATACTACAACCAAAAGAAGCAGAGTGGGACAACGGCTGGGAAGTTATCTCTGATGGACACGTTGTTGGGGACTTCTCATTAAATAAACATGTACATGTAGAAGGGCCACTCCACGTTCGTTATTCTTCTTGGG